ACGCCCGCCAGCGGCACGACGGCCCGCCATTTGCGGTTCTCAGGGGTCGCGCCGGAGGATGAGTAGATCAGCACGCCAGCCTCGCCGCACACGGCCTGCACGGCCTCCTGCACGTCATCGATCGATGGGTTGCCACGGTCGATGTCGATGGCCAGCGCACGGTACGCGCCACGCTCTCTCTGGGCCTCATGCGCGCGTCCGTCGTGCGCCCGGTAGGTTGAGGGGATGAAGAAGTCTGCGTCTCGCTTTTCTTTGGCCTGCGGGGTCCGCACCAGCTTGACGATGTCGGTCCAAGAGATGCCGGGGTAGTATTCGCCGGGCTTGTCGATGAGCGTGAAGAAGGAGCCGGGGGCTGTCAGGAAGCGCACGTCAGACATATGCAGCATCCTTGATCTGGATTGCTTTGGGCTGTATAAAAGGCATGGAACTAGCTCCTCTCGGTTCCGTTTTTATTAGGCCCCGGCGTGTATCTCCCGCGCCGGGGCCTTTCATTTTTAGAACGGGATCTCGTCGTCCAGATCCCTTGCAATGGCCTGCCGCTTCTCGTCGGGCAGGCCGACCTTTTCAAACGGGTCCGCCTTGCTCTCGACCTTCTCGAAATCGTCCAGCCCGTTGCCGCCGTAGACAGCCTCGGTGACCTGCACGGCGTCCAGCAAGAGGCTGATGCCGCCCGCGCCTTCCGGGTCTACCACGGCCACAGCCCACGCACGCACGACGCCCTTGGAGCCGCCCCAGATGTTTAGGTCGGACAGCGGCTGCAACTGCCCGTCGATCACCAGCGGGATCGTGTTGGCCGAGCCGTCGCTCTTGGTGCCGTTGCGCTTGGCCGTGAAGTGAACGATGCCCGTCTCGTTGCCCTGCTCGTCCTTCAGCTTCTTCATGCCGAAGACCTTGGAGAACGGGGGCAGCTTCGGGCTGCGTGCCTTGGACGCCTCATAGTGGCCGCGCAGGGCCTCATAGATCGGCCGGGCCTCTTCCTTGGTCATCTCAATGACCACCGACCACGCGGCGTTGGAAGCCGTCGGCGCGCACGGCTCCGACTTCTTCTCGGCCGTGTTGTAGCGGTAGGTCTGGTTCAGCTTGGGGTACTGCAGGGTGCCCTTGGCAAGCACCTTCAGGAAATCTTCAGTCGCCATTGGTATTCTCCTCTGTGGCGTGGGGGTTTAAAAGTCGATCTGTTCGTCGAACACATCGTCCTCGGGTTGGGCCACCTGCCACCGTGGCAGGGGGATATCGTTAATCAAGGGCCAGCCGGTTGTGAAGTCGTCAAATTGCTCCGCCCGAGAGATGGCCGTCAGGGTGTCCGTCACGCGCATGTCGGCGACGGCGAGGTAATCCTCGTCGAGCTGGTGCAGGCACACCGCGTAAGGTGCCTCCTTCTCGACGGCCACGAAGATGAACGACCGCGCCTCGAACCCCGCCGCGCGCATGCAGCGCAGGTAGAATGCGGCCTGCATGTCGTAGTTGTAGTTGCGGATCTCGCGCGGGAAGTTGGCCGGGCTGGCGTCGCGGGTCGTCTTGATGTCGAACACGACGCCCGACGATTGCAGGTATCCATCCGGGCGGCACTTGATGTTCACCCCGGTGATCGGGTCGGTGGCGAAGAAGCTGGCCTCCGCGACGAATGACGGGTCGATCAGGTAACGTGCTACGGCGGGGTGCGCGCGCGTCTCCTCGGCGATCTTCTCGGCCAGATCGTAGTCGCCTTCGGTCAGCAGGATCTGGCCATCCAGATCGGCGGCAAGCTGCGCCTTTTTCCACTTGTCGCCACGGCGATCTTCGGGGCCGCGCACGACGAGGTTCTTCTTTTCTGGCTCAAGCACCAGCGCGTGGACGGCGCTGCCCAATGCAAAGGCTGGCGACGGCTTGTAGACCTTGGCCTTCCAGTGGGCCAAAGATTTTGCGGCCACCAGCTTGACGTCGCTGGAACTGATGTTGGGGTGCGAGTGGTACTCGCCGTTGGGCATGTCGCGGATCATTGCTTTCCCTTTCCGTAAAGCGCGATGAGTGCAGCCTCGGCCCGGCCGTCGTCCTTCACCCGCGCCCACTGGTCCGAGCTGTCGGGGAAGTATTGGCTGGCCAGCGCGCGACTGGCGTTCTTGTCCGTCGATAGCCGCATGGTCTTCTTCCACGCCGACGGATCGACCTCAAAGACCGGGATGCCCGCGAAGAACAGGCAGGCCTTCAGTTCGCCGTAGGCCTGCGCGATGGTGACGGCATTGCGTATGCCTATGGCCCGAGGATAGAACGGCCTTTCCAGCCAGCAGCACTTAACCCTGCCGATGTTCGAGATCAGGGCGCGCTTGTCTTCCAGCGTACCGGGCATGTCATAGGTCGTGACCTGCATCTCGTCGCAGTCCAGCAGCGCGAAGGCTCCGCTTTTGCCGGGGTCGATGCCGAGGATCAAGGTCATGACGGCTCACCATTCGGCTTGGTGGGCAGCGCCATCCAGTATCTCACTTTATCATTGTCGCCATCTCCCGTGCTAGGCGACGACCAAAAGCCAGTTGTCGTGCCGTCGAATTCCATAGGCTCCTCCCACCAGCCAACCTCAAGGACGTAATAGCTATCATCGCCGTAGCCCTCGTCCTGAATTATTGCGAGGAGTATCGGTTTGTCTTTGGGGGCCGTTTCGATAGGCTGCCAATCCATCACACTTCCTCCGCAGCGGCTTCACCGCCCAGCGCCAGATACCCGCAACCATCGATCCAGTTGTCGATGTGCTTGGGGTTCGACTTGGCCCGCGCCAGCTTCATCAGCGTCATCATCACGGCCACGTCGTGCGGGCGGATGTTGCGGTTTAAGTGGGCTGACCAGTACGCTGCAATGAGACCGAAGTTGTCCTCGGCAGACCCGTGCGTCGCCGCGCGGTCAACCATTATGAACTCCTTGGCCGTGTCCAAGATCTTGGCCCGGTTCATTTGGACACCCAGTTTTCTTCGAACCGCAGATCTTCGATCCCGGTGATGTCTGCGATGCGGTGGCGGTACACGGCCGACGGCACGAACCTCCCAGTCATCCAACGGCTGAAGCTGGACGATGCCACGGGGATCTGCTGGGCGATCCAGCCCAGCTTGCGCCCGTCCTTGGCGCACCAGTCCCTGATTTGTCGTTGGGCCATCATTGGCGCTCTCCTGTGTTTCTGCCCGACCAGACCTAAAGGCGAAAATAATTAGCGTCAAGCGCAATTATTCTGTTGCATGGGTCAACGCAGGCTGTATGGTGGTGGCACGAACTAGCAAACAAGGATGACCCAGATGACCATGATCGCCCCCGACACCATCTACTGCGGCAAGCGCGACGTTGTAATCGCCGAGGTCGGCGGCATGACGCACATCTACCCCGGCAAGTATCTGGTCCAGCCTGACGGAAACGCCGCCTATGACGCAGAGGGCGCGGACAGCGTTTCAGAAATGAAGGACGTGATTGCTTACTACCGCGACATGTTCCCCGGCATCAACGTGGTGATGCTGTGACCCTCGCCGAACACCTCGACCTGCTGGGGATCATCCCCCGGCAGGCCCCGCCGAAGCCCGCCCCACAGCCCGCATCCTACGCGCCGCCCCAGTGGAAACCAACTTACCCCGGCGAAGAGCCGCCGTTTTAAGGAGAACACCATGACCAAGACCGTAACCCTCACGCTGGCGCAAGCCGAGACCGCGCTGCGGTGCGTTGAGGCCAGCATCGTCATCAGCCAAGACGCGCTGAACCACGACGAGCTGGAATTTGACTTTGAAGACATCAAGGGCCTGACCTTCTACCTGCGCCGGGCCGAGTTGGCCGAGCGCCTGAACATCGCCATCGCCAACGCTAACAAGGACAACTGACATGCGTATTCGGGATATCTTAGCCGACCTGATCGGCATCTTTTGCCTGTTCGGCCTGCTTTACGCCGGGTTTATGTGGGGCCTCGGGATGGGGTGGATCTGATGGCCGTAAAGCTCGGTGCCGACGACACACATATCGTCCTGACCGCCCTGTGGGATTATCTGGAGACACTAACCATCGTCAATGACACTGCGCCGACCCCGCAGGTAACTTCAAGGATCGCCAGCGTTAATCGCCTCATAAAGCACTACAAGCAATCGTACTTCGCACTAGACAGACTGGGGATCATGTAATGACCGAGGCAGACAAACTCCGCGAGTACATCGCAACGAAAGAGAAACAGCTTGCCGATCTTGAGGCAAGGTACCCCGGAGTTCGACCGGGTTGGGTCTCGGAAGAGACGACCACACTGTGGTTCTATCTGATGGACGCCAAGGCTGAATTAGAAAAACTGGAAGCAGAGGAATAACAAATGCAACAAACAATCCTACTAACTAACCAACTCGCCACAGGATCGGCCTTTGCGCTGACGGCAGACAACGAAAACGTGTTCATCCCGTCGAAGGTCATGCTCGAAAAAGGCGTGCGTGTCGGCCAGAAGGTGCAGGCCATCGTGGTGCCCAATATGACGCGGCCAGACCGCACGCCTTGGCTGGCCGTGAGCATCTTGGACGCCGCGCCTGTATCACGGGATGATACGCTGGCCGAGATGATCTTGGGAAATCTGCAATCCGATGGCCGCGCCACCGTTGAGGAGATCGCGGGGGACATGGACATGAGTGACGCCAAGATTTCCGCCAAACTGTCTGAGCTTGTGGCGTCGGGACAGGTGGTGCGGCTGACCTGCTACGACCTGCCGGAGGATGAAGCATGAGCGATCTATCCCCCAACATGACCGACGAGCATGTGGACGCCGTCATGTCAGCCCTGCCGGATGAGATGGACGTGGCCGAATTGTGCGCGCTGACGCTGACGATCCACTCCGCATACCTCGACGACACTGCGGACGTCATGTCGGCGCTGATCTCGGCCATTTACACCTTCGGGGCCTGCCGTGGCATGAGCGACGAAAAGATTTCGATGGGCCTGCGGTGGA